TTGCTTGAGCCAAGGCATTATAATCAATGCCATTTGAGCCTATTTGCGTGCCATTTGCGATCATATCAAACAATCTTTGCTGTTGTACTTGATTAAGCACCATTTCGCCACTGTTGAGCCTTGCATTAACCATATCACCTGAGTAGCTTGTGCCTGGGACTATCCCACCACTGGCAAACTTTGGTGGGCTTGGTACATTTGCCGTATTTATCGCCTTTGTAACTTGTGCAAATGAAACAATAACAGAACCCACATTGGACGCTATTCTCAAAGCCATTGTGTAAGGGTCGCCCGCCACACTGGATGCAGTTGCTGCGGAAATAGCAGTTGCAAGATTTAATGAAGCATTTGCCAAAGATATGAACTTTTGGAAAACAAGGGCTTCCTTGCTATCGCTTGCAACCTCCGCAAGGACGTTACTAATAGCATCTCCAAAGCCTTGCGCCATTGCCACTTGTAGCTCAAATTGTTTTTGTTCAGATTGTTGAACGGCTTTATTAGCATCTAGGACTTTTTGTTTACTTGCAATTACCGCCGATGTATAGGCTTCGTCTGTTTCATAAAGGGAATCCTTTGTTTTTTGGTCAAGTGCTATTAAATTTTCAGCTTCAAGTTGTGCTTGAGTTAGTTTCGCATTTGCTCGCTCTACTTCACTTGCATTCTGTTGGTCTAGTTTCAGATTAAGTTCTGCAAACTCATTATCAATAGCCTGTTTCTTTGCATCATAAGTACGTTTTATTGATTGCTTTTCAGCATCCTCACGCTGTACGTTGTATTTGGCATTGATAGCTAGTTTTTGCTCCTCAGTAAGTCCTAGCTCCGATAATTCTTGTTGGCGTAAATTCTCAATAACTTGCAACCTCAAATTAAGCTCATTTTTGCTTCCCTTTTCAGCTGATTCTAAAAGCAACTGCAAGCGTTTTTGTTCTGATGTTATCTCCTTTTCGAATTTCGCACGGATAGAATCCTCGGTTATTTTTGCAACCTTATCATCCGAGTTCTTTTGAAGCTGTTCAATGGTAGAATTAATATCCTCTTTTGCTTTCTTAGTCAGGTTTTTGTCTTCTGCTAGTTTTGCTTTTAAGTCCTCAATTTTACGCCTGTTTGCATCCTTTTCGACTTCAATGGCTTTTGCCACTTCGTCTTTTATCGCTTCATTTTGAGCATCTTCAAGCGCACGGCTCGCATCGAGTGCATTTTTAACTAATTCTTTTCTTCTTTCTTGTTCTTTTTTGTAATCATCAGTAAGCTTCTTTTGTGCGTCAAGTTCTTTTTTGTTTGCATCTTCTTTTTCTTTTGCCGTCAATGCAATATATTGAGTTTGAAACTCATACTTTTGTGCTGAATTTTTCTTAATGAACGCCAAAGCATCATCAGCTTGTTTCTTTTCCTCATCAGTCGCTTCATCACCTTTTTTCATAATTGAATTATAAAGGCTTACATTCAGCTTCAACTGTTCATTATATCTTTCCCTTTGGTAATCAAGAATCTCACGTTCAGTTTTACCTAATGCTTTTAATCTGTTAGCCACTGCCGATGTTGTTTCTCCGTAATTCTCTAAAGCTTTTGCATTTGCTTTGATTGAATCATTTACCTTGTCGAAATTTTGAGCAATTCCGAAAAATTCTTTTATCTTACTAATTATAGCATTAAAATTTGATATTAATAAAATAATACCAGTTACCAATACTGACAATCCAAGCGTAGCCATTGCCCATGCCTGCGCACTTGTAATGCCAAAAATACGTGTTAAGTTGGTTATAACAACCTTACTAACAGCTAAAGCCTTTTCTTTAACAGCAACAACTCCAAGCATGAAAGCACTTTCTTTTTGAAGTGCGTTTCCAATTTCTTGAACTCCATTCATCACCGATTGAATGGCTACAAGTTTCTGAATAGAGCGTTGTACGTCTTCACTTTCCGCACCAAAAAGAGCTGATGCACCTTCGGCGATTTGAGCAGCCGCACCCACAGCTTCAAAGCCTGCTATTACTTGATCTATGCCTTTTGTATCTGAGCCTACATTTTTTAATTCTGCTTGAACATCAGCTAAAGTGTCTTTTAGTTCACCACCTCGTTTTGCAAGTTCTTTATACGCCTCTGTATTCTCCTGACCTGCTAACTTTAAGTTAGCCATCTCGACTACAATTTCTTTTAATTGTGATTTTAAAGATTGGTTTGAATTTACAAAATCATTAATTCCATCTTTAAGCCCATCAATTGACGAATTTAATTGTTTACTTTGCGCTTCAAGTTCTTTATATGCATCTGTATTTTCTTTTCCTTGATATTTCAAGTTAGCCATTTCAACAACAATAGCCTTTAATTCCGCTTTAAGAGATTGGTTTGCAATTTCATAATTACCTACTTGGTCTTGAAAATTACCAAGCGACCTATTAATTTCATTAACGCCTTGTTTTGCCTTTTCTAGCTCTACCCGCAGTTGCTCACCACGCTCCGACTCACGTTCGGCTTTTGTCAGTGATTTGTATTGTGATTCTAAATCTCTTGCTAATTTTTCTTGTTGCTTGAAACTATCTCCATAATCACTACGGCTTTTTGTTAGTTCTTCAAGATTGCTTATAAGTTCCTTTTCAGATACTTTTAGAAATTGAATTTCACGGTTATTCAGTGCTATCTGCTTTGTTAGTTCCTGATAGTCTGCACCCTCATCTTTTAGCGATTTTTTAAGTGCTTTGTTTTGCTCTTGTAAATCGTAAATTGATGCCGTAACCTCTCCGAGCTTCTTCTCAGTGTCTCCTACATTAATCTGAACATCTATAATTATTTCTTCTTTAGCCATTTTGTTTATCGGTTATTGATTTTACAATTAGTTTTAATATCCCATCATTTAGCGATTTAACAGCCTTTGCAATAGGCTGTGAATATACATTTTCGTTTGGTGATTTGTGGCGGTTTGTGCCATCCTCACGTATTTTTTTTGCAGTGAAATACGCCCGTTGCATGTAGCCCCTTTCGAGTGGTGTGTATTTGTGTTCACGTTCAGTTTTGTACGGTATCGGTTGCACACTCACACCTTTGTCTTTCATCCATTGAATGAGAATCTTTTCAAAAGTATAAGGAACTTTTCCAGCAGGACGACCGTACTGAATAGTCGTAAAAGGCGCACCACTGCCATCAGAAAATAAAACGATACTTTGTCCCCTGTCTTCAACTTTAAGCGAATTTTGAGTTCGTCCGCTAGCTTTAATTCCTTGTCCTTCTATGTTGGAAATTATTTCAGTTTTGGCGGTGTTTAGTATGTCAATTACTAAATCTTTTATCATGGCTGTGGCTCATTTTCGGGCTTGATGAAATAGACTGTATTTTGGCACAGTCCTACTGTTTCAGTGAATGTGGTGTTAATTGCCACCCCTGTCAAATTGGCTTCAAATTCATCATAGAAATAGTTCAGAGTGATCGCGCCAACTGTGAACACATTCCCTTTTGCCAAGTACTTTATAAATTCAAAGGCTATTTCTTTGCAAGCCTGTTGGATTGCATCGTTTTCAATACTATCAAAATCAAATTCAGTAAGCTTCGAAAAGAACAATCCGATTTGTGACGTTTCTTTTCCATCAATGAATTGACTTTGCGATAAAAGAAAAGAGTACACCACACATTTGTCATCCGTGTAGTCTGCGTTGTCAATCATTCTATTTATCCCCCCGGCACTATCGTATAGGAACTGTAAGCCGAAAGTTTCGACTTCGTTTTTAAGTTTAGAAATTAGGCTCATAGTTTATTCTTTTGAAGTTCTGACATATTCTTTTGAAAACGTGCGCTGTTGTAAGCTATTTTTTTAGCCGTGCAATACTCATACAATGATATTTTTTGAGCTTCCTCAAAATTGTGCAAGTTGAAAAACTCCTTTACAAAATTTAGCATTGCTTCCTCAGGTGTTAGATCTATCAATCCACTTTGGCACATCATTTCATCCATTGACGGCTTTATTTCTGTCAATTTGAGTAAGTCTTCAAATCGCTTTGCTCCTTGCTCAAATGTGTTGAGTATTTGAATGTAGGTTTTGAAAGTAGTTTTTTCATCTTTCAGCATTGCATCAATTACGGACGGCATTTTGCTTTCTTGTAATTGCAGAAACTCGGCGACCGTCATTCCAAAGAAATCAAAAGTAGTCAATGGCAAAATGGCGGTTAACTGTTTCCTAGTTTCCGCCATTATTTCTGGATATACCATCAATTTGCCTTGTATATCTTTGAGTTTTGAGTTTAAATCTATCGTTAATCGCATTTGAAAAACTTTTTCAGTCCTACTTCAATCATTTTATCTGTGATTTTTTGCGTAATTGTAGCGGAATTTACCCTTATACCCATAAAAATAATATCAACCCCTTTTTTTAATGGTGGAAAAGTATCCGTTTCGGGCTGTTTTTCGGCATTTTCTGCTGAATAAATAAGCACTGCAAGGTCATTATAGCACTCTGAACAGCCACCTTTTACGTTATATTCAAGCCCTAAATCGTTGGCTTTTGACAATAACCACTCTTTTTCTGTGATTGTCATCCTTTTTTTAGTTGCTAATTTCTTTAAATCCATGATTTTACAGTATTACATATCCGTTTGTATCTCGTTTTTTAGCCATCAAAGTCTTCCAAGTGTTACCGAAAGTCTTTTCAAAATGTGGCTTATCACTGATTGACTTGAAATCACCACCCCAAACATAACCATGTGCTTTGAAAAGTGATACTATTTCCATCCAATCGGCTTGTTTGTCGCCGTCAAAATCTTTGTTTGTTTCCCAAATTGCTTTTTTGCCATCAGATAGACAAAAGTCAAAAGCTAATCCGTAATTGTGGATAGACTGACCAGCATCAGCATTCGTTACTTTCGGTCTTTTAAGAAACAATACTCTTTGTTCTGCATTTGTCCGTAAAGTTTGGGTAACTATCATTTTTACGTTTGAGGTCAAAATAGTTGTGTTGACATGATCAACTAACTGCCTGACTTCTTCACGGATTAATGGGTGTAGTGTATCAATCTTGTTCATTTACTTTGAATTTTTTCAATTAAATAATCCATTTTAGCCTCCATTTTCATGTGGTCCTGTCTGTTTTCTTGCCGTACCATTTCAGTAGAATTTTCAATTTTATCCATTCGCTGTTCCATGAACTTATTGCGTTCATCTATTGTGGCGACTTTTATATTCAAATCAATATAAGTTGTAAGGATGCCACCAACTAAGCCGAGGAGGGCAAGCAATTGACCAAATGTCAATCCGAATTTTGTTTCTCTATTAAGCATTATAAATTAATTTTCGTTTTCACAAAAGTAAGCATTTTTTTAATGTAGTGATACATATAAACTGCAAAAAAATACAGTCCAGATAGCTCAAATCTATCACTTTCTAAAATATACATGAATAGACTATCTGCATCCTCAATAGGTATCGGTTCGAACTGACAAAGGAAGTCATGTATTAAACACGCATTATAAGTTCTTTTCGTGTTCAGTGCGCACGTACACCCATCCCACGAATAGCCTTTTTTTATAGTTATTATCCCATCATCAATAGAACCCCATTCACACTCAAAATATACACCCACCAAATCAGTCAAGAATCGGGTGTAATCTTTTTGTAGTGTGAATAGGTAGTTCATACTGTGTGATTTTTGGCGCAATGCTCACAATACACCTGATAATAGATGTATCTGGCATTCTCGCTGTTGGTTATGTCATTATTGCATCTATTGCACTTCATACGGCTCAACATTAAAG